ATTTTTCATTTAGGCTAATCACGTCATTCGAAATGCAGGGTTTAAGCTTGTTCATAACCTCATACCGGTTTTTGCCAGCAACCCGGATCTCTTCTAAGGTTACAATCTGCGCTCCGCTAGCCCAATCGTTAAAGCTACTACCTAAAAGAACCGAAGCGTCCACAGATTTGACGTGGTTGCGACCAAGGACGACCTGCATGGCTTGAGCAATTGCAGTTTTACCACAACCTTGACAGCCTTGCATTAAAACACCCCAGCGTATTTTGTGGCCTGGGAATTGTACGTGGTAAGCCAAGAAGTCCATGAGGACACTGACGTATTCGGGTTCGGCAATCAGGTGTTTGAGGTGGCGCAAAAAGATTTCACCTGCTTCTTCGGAGTCTTCAGGCTTTGGCTCAGGGTACGACCTGACGTAAGTGTTTATGTATTTGACTCCGTCGCGCGAAAAGATTCTAGCGTCATTCGGATTTCTAGGGTCATAGGCGTAGGTGTAGACTTCTGGAATTTTTAGTAAATTCAAAAGATAGTCCCGGGCACGGACAACAGGCCGAGCGTTCTCTAATGTGTCACCATTTGTACTAAGAACTTCCTTTTCCGGATCACTTTCTGAACCAGTTAAGAAACGGCCGAACCTGTTGTCCGTGCTTTCGGGACTCATACGCTCTCCGGTTGATTGCCGGAAAAACTCATTTGCCTCTGCAACATAACATAAGCCTTTTGTCCAACTTTGGACATCACTTTTTTGTTGCTTCTTCGAATTAATCTGATGCTTGGCATTTTTAAGCTCCTTTTTCATTGTAGTCATCGAAACACGGCAGCCAAATTCTTTTTTGCACCGGTCGATAAGCATGTTGAGAAGCGATTCTTCTTCTGAAGCAGTTTGAAGCGGTGTGGCTGCGACCCGGACAGGCCCTTCTTTCATGAGCTGCCTTTCGTCTTTGGCCTGAGTCATAATCCAAAGTTTGGTAGAATCGAAACATTTCTTAATGACTTCGTTGCTATCCCAGCCGGCTTCTTGTGCTTTAAAAAGCAGAGTTCTAATTGTCACAGGGTTGCGACCTGCAGCGTGAGGCTTTATACTTTTCCACTTCGCGAGTGTGTCTTCTGAACCTTTATATTTTTCACCTTGGCTAGACCACTCGTCGAACATTTCATAAGCTTCGTCTTCTTGCTCACCGAAAAACTGATGGCGCAACGCAAACGCAGCCTCGAGCCATTGTTGGTAAACCATATCCGGGTCTAACTTGTACAAAGCTCCTTTTGCTACATCTAAACTAATTTCTTCAACAGGAGCTTTAAGAAACTCTAGCGGATTGTTAAAGTGGTTGACGACTACCCGTTTTTCGGTCTGAATCTCATTGTGGCCTTGCTCCAAATCTGATTTTTTAAAAGCTCTACCGTCTTTCCTAAAATGGATAAGAGGGTGATCAAAATCCGGGTCGTCGCCATGGAAAATAGATGGCAAATACATTGGCTGCACCGCGACCTTCGATTCGCTGTTTAAAGCCGGAAGCCCAATCTGGGCCGCAATCATCGAAATGGCTGTGCGGTAGCTATCTACAGGAATTGAGTCGGCTTCTACTATGATCCGGATTCTTGGTTTTTCTTCTGTAGAACTCGCCGTCTCATACACCGCAAAATTGTAAGGGTCTAGTTGAGCTTCTAAAGTGCCGGCGTCAGAATAGTACGGCCTCGCCGCATCTGAATTGTCAATGTCTAAACAGATCAACGAAAAGTCTTTCGCAAACTCATACCGCCGTTTTGAATGGTCGGTCACAAACGTACAAGGTACGATGTAAGCAACCTGCTTAAGCTTATTCTGCTCGTCAGCCGAAAGGCTTAAATATCTTTGTTTGCTGACGGTTATTGTCGCAGGAACATTTAAGACTTCATCGACAAGCTGCGTAAAGTTTTTTATAGGTAGACGTGAAGCAGTAGCGAGAGATTTTCCATCTCCTCCAAAGAATTGTTGCGGCATGATTGTATAGGTTTTACTGTTCTTAAGGTGACTAGGATTCCATTTGTATGCAGAAAATTGTGTTCTGTAAATAGCTTTTTTGTCAGTTTAGACTTTTTCTTTTGTTTAAGGGTCGACCTAGAATTGTTGTGGACTTGTGGACTTGTGGTCAAAACGAGGTTTTTGGTCAGAATCCAGTTAAGCAGTTTTCTCGTTTTTCGGTACTAAATTAGTTTTAGCCGGTACTAAATTAGTTTTGCATTTGAGGTGAAATTTCGCGAAAACCGCATTTTGTCCCTACTTTTTTTGAGAATGAAAAAGTATGGTCAGCTCTGGAGGGTACCGGTTGTCAACATTGTCCACACTGACCATAAGTCCCTAACATATTAAGAGGGGGAATGAAGTCAACTAAAACCGCATTTTTAATTTTTCATATATATATAAGGACTGGACGAAAAGTATGGACATATGGTCAAATAGTTTTTGTCGGTCATAAGTCCATAAGTCCAGAACAATTTTAGAGTAACCTTTGGGAGTGGGAAAAATTTAAATTTATGGAACCGGCCTCAAATGGAATTTTTAGCAAGTGGGATAGTTTGGAAGTTTCTTAGTTTGGAAGTTTGGAAGTTTGGAAGTTTGGAATCTATCGACCTGTCTCCTCCATGCGGAAAAATCCGTGTCACGCGCGAGTAAAAACTTTCACTTTACAAGATGCTCGGCGCGTAATACAATGGAACAATGTCACATTACGGATCGAAAGAATGGCCTGGGCCTGAAGGCGTAAAAGCTTTTGCGCAGGAGTACGTCATTGACTTTAATCCTGTCGCGGCCGTTTACCGAGCCAACCTAAGACCTGGTAGGAAAACTGCTAAGAAGATCGCCGAAGAGCTTCTCAGACTTTCAGACGTACAGAAAGAAATACGGAAATTGATGGATGAGTCCGAAAAGTCATCTCTGATCACCAAGAGTCGCGTAGAATCGCTCCTATGGAAAGAAGCGAATGATATTATGGAAAGCGGGTCTAGTCGCGTAGGAGCGCTCACACAGCTTTGCAAGGTGAAAGGCTACAACCATGAAAGCGAAAGGGAACTTACCCTGAAAGGCAAGTCCCCTGTAATCAATATCACTCTTACCGGTGAAGAGTCTTAAACTTTAGAAAATCCGTTATCGATGTTTGCTTGCAAGCGTTTAGCACGTTTTATGGCAGTCTGCTTAGTTACCCAAGAGTTACTGTTAAAAACATGACGTTTAGCACCGATTTTGACCACCGCGTATAGGTCAGAGTTTGAAGAATGTTTCCGGATGCCGGTGTTTTTTGTGATTTTGCTGATGCTACAACAGTGGCGCTTGTCGAATTTGTGTGCGCGTATTTGTGTTAAAATTCGCTTGCGAGCCTCAGACTCTGTTACGCCTAAGCTATTTACGAGTTGAGTTTTTAGGTTGCGGTATGCTTTTAGTAATTTCATGGTATTTCCTTGGCTTAGTGTTGTGTTGTGTTGTTTTCCATGCTTTGTGAATGTTATGCTAATTCAATTTGATTCTCTGAAAAATCCCTTTTGATTTTATCGAATCCACGTGAAAATTTAGTGTCGTGAGCGGCTTCGCAAAAAAATGATTTTTTACCACTTAATCCAATGTTTACTTCCAATATTCTCCAAGTGGTCAATCCATTTATGTGGATTCCCAATTTAGATTTTACTAAATCCCCTGCTTTTAGTAATTTCATGGTATTTCCTTGGCTTGTGGTAGTTAAATGCATTCTGCTGAAAGAATCTTCAAATCTTTAAGGCCTTGAGCTAGATATTTGAAGGTCGACACGGATTTCTCAATTTCGCCGTTGTAGATAGAGCATCGAGTGCATGTGCGGCCGGATCTGTCAGTAAAGCTGTATTTTATTTTAGTTTTCATAGTAGTTCTTAGTAGTTATAAGTTGGTGACAATTCTGACTATAGATACTTTTTGCTAGATGTAAACACTTATTTTAGCAAAAACTTAAAATAATTTCATGACTGCAGTTCACTAATAACCCGATCCATGCCTGACCTTTTAGCGAGTCTAGCGAAATTCAAGTAGAAGTCCTCAGGATCCGGCTCAAATGTACCGCACCACTCATCCGCTATTGTGTCTGCTGCGTCCATTATGTCGTTGAACATATCCAGATTCAGATCATATTTCCTGACAAGAAGTTCAGCACACAGATCACTATACCGGTCTTTAAGCCATCCGCATTTGTTATAGAAAAACTTGTTGTGGCCGGCGCCTAGCTTATATTTTTTTGGCATAGAGACATCGCTCGGCTTAAGTCCGGAGCGTTGTAGTTTGAGAACCGCTGTAAAAATGCGAGGCAGCTCGCGGTACTCCGCCATCAGGTGTTTACCTGACAACGAAGACGAAGACACTAAATTGATACGAGTCATAGTAGTTATTTGATACAATTTTGCTCGATATACTCGACTTGCTGACGATCTAACATTTTTGTTGCGTTTTCATAGCACCATATCAGATAATCCGATGGCACGTCCTGCAATTGCTTTCCCTTGTGCTTCCCAAATCGCATTGCAGTCATCGCATTTCCTTTTTTAATTAGCTCAACATTGACGCTGGGATTGATGCAAGAGACATTCGGATTCCCCCAATTCTCTAATTTTTCCGAAAAAGGCCCTTCCAATAACTCAATCTCCGTTTTTCCCATTTGAGCCAAGTTGCCCTCACGAGTTTTTCCCCCGTGGCGTATTGTGTGGAGTCTTTTGACTTTCCAAATGTTTTCGGGTGCGCTTGATTGGATAAATACGTCATCTAATTTTAGTTGGTATGCTTTCATAATAGTTCTCAGTAGTTATAAGTTGGTGACAATTTTGACTATAGATACTTTTTGCTAGATGTAAACACTTATTTTAGCAAAACATTTTGATAAGATCTTCTTTGACTTTATTGTAAATCAGATTGGCTTCATCAAGAAATTTTTCAACTTCTATCCAATTCTCGCCGCAGTTTTCTGCGATAAAATCGTCAATCATGTTTTGGCCGGTCCACGTCATGAAGCTCTCGATGGCTTCTTTGTTGAGAGGGTAGTCTACGTCGTGAAATTCATACACGATTTCGTGGTGCTGCTCTTCGGTAATATATGGCTTTTTCATAATAGTTCTTAGTAGTTATAAGTTGGTGACAATTCTGACTATAGATACTTTTTGCTAGATGTAAACACTTATTTTAGCAAAAACTTAAAATAAAAAAGGGACTTACCATTTAGATAAGCCCCTCGTCTTAAAGATCAACGCTTAGTACTACCAACCGATTAGCTCTTTCGCTTCTTCAGGTAAGTATCCAATTTGGCTTCCTTCTTCAAGGTAAACCACGTCTTTTTCCTTTTTGATTTCATCTATATCTTTAAAGTAGTCCCCATGATTCTGGTGCGCGAGGTCTAAGCGCGTGTCCATATTTAAAAAGTACGCATCGGCGATGCTGTACTCGAATGGCCACGACGGTTGGCTCGCAAAGCGAACCTCCGCATCTTCACTTACATGCTCTTTAATTTCTTCTAGAGTTTCAATTAGTTGTTGTATTGTCATAGTAGTTATTGGTTTGTTATTATTTTGCGCGACGCGTAATTTCAGCCCAAGCTGCTTCGTGGCGAGCTTTAGAGCGCTCAGGGCGAAGATAACGAGCGGTTGATCCGGCAGAATGCTTGTGGTAAATAGCCCACAGTTGGCGTTTGGACTTAGTTTTCATCTCTTCTTGGAGTTTTGTGGCTGTGATTTTCATAATAGTTCTCAGTAGTTATAAGTTGGTGACAATTTTGACTATAGATACTTTTTGCTAGATGTAAACACTTATTTTAGCAAAAACGCTAATTAATTTACTTTTTTGCGCGCTTGTTTTATACTTATGGCCTGTGATTGATTCTCCACCTTCAAACGAATGCAATTTAAGGCTCCACCGGCAACAGTCTGTCGCTTTTCAGTCTGTCGCTAACGAAATTTTGTACGGCGGTGCTGCCGGTGGCGGAAAAAGCCATTTAATGCGAGCGCTCGCAATCTACCTTTGTTGTCTGATTGACGGACTCCAAGTCTACCTTTTTCGTAGGCTTTCAGACGACCTAGTCAAAAACCACATGACAGGCCCTGGATCATTTCCGGAAATGCTGGCCAATTGGATGGACCAAGATTTAGTCCAGTACAACGGGAGCAAAAACTACCTAGAGTTCAAATGGAACAAATCGAGAATCTGGTTGTGCCACTGCCAACACGAAAAAGATAAGTTCAAATATCAAGGAGCTGAGATTCACGTCTTATTAATCGATGAGCTTACACACTTCAATGAAAGCATCTACCGGTATTTGAGAGCTCGGTGCCGGTTAGGTGGCTTGCAAGTACCTGAAGACTGGTCAGCAAGACTACCTTTAGCTCTTTGCGGATCGAATCCAGGCGGCATAGGCCATACCTGGGTCAGAAAAACATTTGTGACCTACGCACCACCTCTTTCTGTAAATAGGACACCTAAAAAAGAAGGTGGTATGTTGAGGCAATACATTCCTGCGAAAGTTAGCGACAATCCGACGCTTTTGAAAAACGACCCTGACTACTTAGACCGTCTAGAAGGATTAGGCGATCCAGCTCTAGTCGCGGCTATGAAAGAGGGTGATTGGGACATCGTTGCAGGCGGTGCTCTGGACGACGTTTGGGATAGCGACATTCTACGTCTACCTAGATTCAAAATTCCTTCTAATTGGAAAATCGACCGCTCATTTGACTGGGGCTCTTCAAAGCCTTTTTCTGTGGGTTGGTGGGCAGAAGCTAACGGTGAAGAAGTCCGTTTTCCACCTTCTAAAGATTATCCTTCCGGCAAAAGATTCTGCCCACCGAAAGGCACTTTAATCAGAATCGCAGAGTGGTATGGATCAAAAGGAGGGCCTGGCACCAATGCCGGTTTAAAACTAGGATCTGAAGAAGTGGCCGAAGGGATTGTAAAAAGAGAAAGGCAACTTGTAGAGCAAGGTTGGGTTAAGTCAAAAGTTGTGGCCGGACCTGCGGACAGTTCTATCTTTTCAAATGACGACAAGTCCGTCGATTGCGTCGCCACTAAAATGGAAAAGAAAAAAGTCAAATGGCTTAAGTCAGATAAAAGCAAAGGGTCACGCAAGAATGGTTTACAATTGCTCCGAGATAGGTTAAAAGCTTCTTTAAGCGGTGAAGGACCAGGCATCTTTTTCTGCGAAAATTGCACAGCATCATTCGACCTTTTACCAGTACTACCAAGAGATGAAAATGACCCAGAAGACGTTGACACCGACGCCGAAGATCACCTTTATGATGAAGTGCGGTACAAATGTCTTTCACTCGTCAAAAACCGCTACAAAGGTCTAAAAGCTAAGCACTCAACGTAAAATGTCTCACGAAACTATAAATGAAACAAATCCGAATCTAGTAGTTGAAAACCCCGCCTTAAATAAAGGTGTCGGCTACAAACTTCCTGAGTTCGAGGAAATTCTGCCCGACTGGAATCTAATTGACGACGCCATCTCTGGTGAGCGTCCTGTAAAAGACAAACGCCAAAAGTATTTACCTGCCCCAGTGCCTTTTAAGGTAGATAGCTCAGTCGAGAATGTCGCTCGATATGATTCGTATTTACAAAGAGCAGTTTTCTACTCTGTGACTAAGCGCACAATTAACGGCCTCCAAGGCCAAGTTTTTCGGACTGACCCGGTTTTAGAGACTCAACTAAGTGACTTCGGAAAAATAGCAGCGGACATTGACGGATCCGGCGTAACAATTTTCCAGCAATCCCAGAAGGCTCTTTTCCACGTTATTGGCAAAGGCCGCGCAGGTTTGTTAGTAGATTTTCCTAAAGCTGAGGGTGAGATAAGCGTACAAGCTATCGAGGAGCAAGGAATGCGACCTGTCATAGTTTGCTACAACCCTAAGCAGATCATAAATTGGAGGACTAAAGCCGTTGGCTCTGAAAGTCGTCTGAGCTTGGTTGTAATAGAAGAAGACGCTACAGTTGAAAAATCTGAGTTTGAGCATAAAACGGAAAAGAATTGGCGTGTGCTTAGACTAAAAGATGAAGGAATTTACACGGTCGAGGTTTACAAGTTTGACGAAAAACAAGGAGAATTTGTTACCGTCGAAGAAGAAAGAGCTCCGACTAAGCAAGACGGAACAACTTTTGACTACATACCTTTTACTTTTATTGGGTCAAACAACAACGATCCTCAGATTGACAACCCACCTTTGTATGACATAGCTTCGTTGAATATGGCACACTACCGGAATTCTGCTGATTACGAAGAAGCGGTTTTCATTACAGGCCAGCCAACTCCATACGTTTCTGGTATTGGCGAAGAGTGGGCCAAAGAAATTTTAGGTGACAACATCCAACTTGGTAGTCGCTCTTTGCTAGTACTTCCGGAAGGTGGCAATGCTGGGCTTATTCAACCTAACCCTTCAAACTGGTCTTTCGATGCTATGAGGCACAAAGAAGAACAGATGGTAAAGCTAGGTGCAAAACTTATTGAGTCTGTGACAGTGCAACGTACGGCCAAAGACGCTACTATGCAAGAAGCATCCGAGACGAGTGTTCTTTCAATGGCTGCCGAAAATGTTTCTTCTGCTTACACTTCAGCGCTAGGTTTTCTTTCGGACTTTCTAGGCCAAGAATTCGACCCAGAAAACACTTACTTTTTACTCAATAAAGATTTTGAAATCCACAATCTAACACCACAAGATCAATCTGCAATTGTTGCAAGTTGGATGGCCGGTGCGATTGACGACGAAGAAATGCGAGAGAAATTTCGAAAAGGAGGGCTAGCGTTTCACGATCTAGAGACGTGGCGAGATGCTAACGACGACGAGCTAATGAATAGAGGTATTGGTTCAAACGAGTCTGAAGTAAGTAACGAAGACGAATAATGCCATCAGGAGATTCTCTAAGCGAAATCGCAACGCGGCACCAGGTTTTTCTTGAGAGGCTGAAAACTCAAAAAGCTCGGGAATTCTCTAGCTCAATCGACGCATTGACTCGTGCAATCCAGGAGACTGTAGGGGAGCTCGAAGTTTCAAACTTAGGTGAATTAAACGCGAGGCAGTTAAAGTCGTTTCTCGGCAAATTGCGCAAAAAGCAGGACAAGATTCTAACTAAAAGCTCGGAGGATTTTGTCAAATCTTTGAGAGAGATTTCAGAGTACGAGTCTGGATTTGAGGTAAGATCTCTAGACTCAGAACTCAAAGACGCGTATTCGAGAAAAATCAAGCTACCAAAAGCTGAAGCTGTTTACTTAGGTGCTCTAAAATCCCCACTAAGTGCAACTGGCGAGCTACTTGAACCGTTCGTCAAGAAGTGGCAAAGATCGACAATTTTGAAAGTCGAGAATTCTGCCAGAAGAGCTTGGGTAGAAGGCAGAACAACTAGTCAATTCGTCAGAGAAATCAGAGGCACCAAAGCTAATAAATTCAAAGATGGTCTCGTTGAAGGGGTGAGCCGCAGACAAGCAGAAGCTGTAGCAAGAACTTCTGTGCAACACATGGCTTCAGAATCTAGAATGGCTGTATGGAAAGCCAACAAAAGTTTAGGCCAAAAATACCGATACGTCGCAACTTTAGACAGCCGAACGACTGCGGTTTGTAGGTCTCTCGATGGTAAAGTATTTGAGCTAGGTAAAGGCCCAAGGCCGCCTGTTCATATCGGATGCCGATCAACTACTATTCTAGAACTTGAAGAAGAGTTTCAATTTCTCAATGAAGATGCAACTAGAGCTTCTAAAGTCGGGCCTGTTAGCTCAAATGAGACATATTATTCATGGCTAAAAAAGCAAAGCGTATCTTTTCAAAATGACGCAATCGGAAAAACGAGAGCAAAACTTTTACGGGACGGAGGCTTATCAGCGGAAAAATTTTCTGCTTTGCAACTTGACCGGAATTTTCAGCCGATGACGCTGAAAGAAATGAGAGCAGCTGAGCCTTCAATTTTTGAGAAGGCTGGCTTATAACTAACCAACACTAAATGCAACCATGCTAAAAAAAGTAATCGAATCACTAGACCAAGTTGACGAAGCTTTTCGTCTCTTGTATGAAAAGAAGGCGGACGACAAATTTCATCTTAAGATTGAAGATGACGACGCCGGTGCTCTAAAAAGAGCAAAAGAACACGAAAAAGATGCTCGAAAATCTGCGGAAGCGAGAGCTGCGTCGGCTGAAGAAGAACTGAAAGCTCTTAAGCAACAACTGTCAGAGCAATCTGAAAAAGACGCGCGTGACAAAGGCGACATCGAAGCTATTGAGAAATCTTGGCAAAGTAAATACGACCAGCTTAAAAACGATCTAGATGAAAGTTTAAGCACTTACAAGCAAGCGCTTCAGCATCAAACAGTTGGCGCTACTGCGCGCACTATGGCTAATGAGTTAGCTGGAGAAAATGCTGAAATTTTACTACCTCACATCGAGAAGCGGTTACGCTCTGAAGTAACAGACGCAGGAGCCAAAACTCGTGTGCTTAACGAGGACGGAACTCCTTCTGCTCTGACTGTAGAAGAGTTGCAAAAAGAATTTTTTACAAATACACGTTTTCGAGCTATTATAGTAGGCAGTAAGGCTAATGGTGGCGGTGCGCACGGTAGTCAGAGCGGCGGTGCCGGACAGCAGAAATTTTCACAAGCTTCCCCGGCCGAGAAAGTTGCTTTCAAAAGAAAGTACGGAGACGACGCTTACCGGAAGTGGAGAGATTCTGATTCTAACTAAAATCAATCAAAATTCACACTCACAAAATTAGAATAGCAAATGGCTAAAGTAACATTATCAGATGTCATTGACATCGAAGTCTATCAAGATCTACCAGCGGTCAATTCGCCTGAAACGACTGCTTTTTATCAATCCGGAATTATCGTAAACTCGCCACAGCTTAACGAATTTGCAAATTCTCCTAGCGCAACAGGTGAACTTCCTTTTTGGACTGACATCAGTGCTTCTTCTGAGCCCAACTACTCAAATGACTCTGACACTGAAGCAGGAACTGACAAAGTCAGTCAAGCAAGTCAAAAGTATCGGATCGCTTACATGAATAAAGGATTCGCTGCAAAAGACCTTGTCAGCGAGTTGACCATGGGAGCAGAAGCTCTGCAACACGTTCGCAACCGCATTGACACTTACTGGCAACGCCAATGGCAACGCCGTTTGATCGCTGCCGCTCAAGGCGTATTAGCAGACAACGTCACTAATGACAGCGGTGACATGGTCTACACAGCTTATTCAGATGTATCGTCTCCAACAAGCGCCAATAAGTTCAGCCTTGCGAACTTTAACTCTGCAGTTATTGGTTCGCTAGGTGACGCTTTTGAGTCGCTATCAGTTGTAGCTATGCACTCTGCCGTTTATCACACGATGGTTGACAATAATGAGGCTGAGGACGTTCGTAATAGCGACGGCACACTTCTTTACCGAGCTTACAAGGGTTTGCGTATTGTCATCGACGATGGCCTTCCTGTAACAGCCGGAAGCAACTCTAGCAAATATCTATGTATCCTTTTTGGTGCAGGAGCTTTTGCTTATGGAGAAGGTTCTCCGCAAGTACCGCTAGAAATTGAGCGTAGTGCTAAGTCTGGCAACGGCGGCGGCGAAGAAGAATTCTGGACTCGTAAAACTTGGTTGGTGCATCCAGGTGGCTTCCAGCATATCGGCACTCCATCCGGCCAAAGCTTCACATTAGCTGAACTGCGTGCAGCCTCGAATTGGGATCGAGTAATTGAGCGCAAAAACATTCCACTAGCTTTCTTAGAAGTTAACGTCTAAGCATGGTTGTAGGGGAGGTAGAGACCGCAAATCTTTGCCTCCCCTATTTTTCTAACTGATTCTACACTACAAAATAACTATCATGAAAAGAAATGAATTTGGAGCACCTGTAGGCTTTATGCTACAACCTGACGAAGCGACTGTTTTGCAGCAAGCGCAACTAAAAAAGAAAGCTGGAAACTTTAGCAAAAAGCATGCAGCAGAAACTAAAGCATTTTTCCAATCTCGCTACCCAGATCCAGAAGGTCTTGAGGAAGATCTACTCGGTGAGGCTGACAAAAAAGAGTTAAGTCTTGAAGAAATGGAGCAAGCCCTAAAAGCTGCCGGAGTAAAAATTTCTCCTAACGCCAAGCCTGCAACAATTAAGAAGAAGTATGAGGAGCTTGCATAGCAATGTCGCTTGTAATTGAAGATGGTTCAGTCGTAGCCGGAGCACAATCCTATGCTTCGGTTCAAAATCTTAAAGACTATGCGTCTTTGAGAAGGTTGACCCTTCCTGAGAAAACCGAGGAAATGGAAGCATTGCTGATAAAAGCTGTGGATTACATCGAGTCTTTCAGAGATAAGTTCAGGGGTCACAAGAAAAATGACGACCAGGCTCTTCAATGGCCTCGCGAGCATGTATACATAGACAACGACTATTTTGACAGTGGAGCCATTCCAGTTGAGCTTATACAAGCTCAGTGTCAGCTAGCATTCGACGCTATTGGCGGAGACTTACAAGCTACAGGTTCGGGCCAACAAATCATACGTCAAAAAGTTGGTCCTATTGAAACTGAGTACAGCGATTCAGGATCTTCAACCGTGCAGCGCCGATTCAATAAAGCAGAAGCTTTTCTAAAGCCGCTTCTTAGGGCGACTTTCAGGACAGTGTCTGTCACAAGGTCATGATTGACTACACGCAGATTCAGAATGACGCATCTAATGCAATTGCGGAGGCTGGCCTAAAGTCCGTCATCGTAGAATGCAAAACAGAGTCTGACCCAGTCCTAAGGTCAGACTCAATCTCTTTTACAGACTCAGCGACCACTTTTATGGTCAGAGTCCCAAAGTCCCAAAGTGTTAGCTCGGCATTTGAGAACGTAACGCTACCAGACTCACTTAGAAAGCAAGCGCTTTACCTTTTAGCGTCTTCAAAAGGCATCGCTTTTAAGGTTGAAACAGATCACTTAGTAATTTTTAACGGAAGC